TCCACTATTGTACCCAAGCAAATCGCCTCGTTTGACAAAGTTATCGGCCAGAATGGTCAGGTGGGTTATGTTCTCAGCGTCTTGTATTACCATATTGTAACTCATTTTTTTAGTCCTCCTTAATTAGTAGTAATACCCTTACTAAGTAAGGGCAGTATCGAGAGTGTTAATCAGTACAGCAGCGCTGAGTTTACTAAATCCAGCCAAACCTATATAGGCCTTGATGCGCTTTCGTTTCGCATCCTTGTTCTGCACTATCCCGACTTCCTCGATCTGGATACCTCCACTATGCAGTCCGGAAATACCATTATCACCAACATGGACGGCGAAGATGAGGGAGTTGTCCAGGGTGGATGCTCTGGTAGTAGCCAGGTTGTAAGTAGAGATAGTCAGGACGGAAGTAGTGCTGTCAGGTACATTATCCAGAATGTGGTCGTTTATGAATATGGGAAGCTCGTTGTAAATCTGGATGAACTTGCCCCATTCATTCTGAGCCACAGTCAGATTAGTACCGGCTGCTCTCGCTAATGAGTTTACCTTTCGTCTCATTCGGCGACTCATCATCAGGAAATCAGCACCAGGCTTCACGGCATCAATCAGTTCGTCAATCATATCAAGGGTAAGAGCTGCAGATGTGGCATGGCCGGCAATCACCTGGGCATTGTTGAGAGCATCCAGGTCAACTGTCGCTTCTGTCTCGAAGCCTGCGATTATCCGGAGTAGGCCTTTGTACTGCTTATCAGATGATTGGGTACAAGTACGGCCAAAGATAAACTGTTTCTCCAGCTCATTCGCCAGGGCCTTTGCTTTCAGCGACATAACAATTGCCTCGACATTTTGGTTTTTATTGGTTTGCTGTCTGAATCCGTCAACATCAACGTCACCGCCAACTATCGCTAGATTGGTAGTGCGCTGCTCAACTGTTGGTGTGCTTTCTCCCCAGGTGCCATTAGACTCAAGCCACGATATGCCAGCTTCGGTCAGCTCCATATCGTATTTGTAAGAGTTACCGGCTATCTCCAACATGGGTAATGCAGCCAGTAACGGAGACTCTTTCACTATGGTTTCAGCAACACCGATTTTCAATTCATCATTGTTCAAGTATTCGTATTGCGCTATATTCATTTTAGTCCTCCGCTATGTATTTCGTTTCTCTAACGCATGAGCTATCTTTTGCTCAGGTGTCAGGCTTGCGAAATCCGTCCCACCATCAGTTCTTCCGGAGTCTAGCCGTTTCATTGGTAATTTACCTGCTGTCATAGTCTTGCATACAGCCTCGAAATTCTCATTCGAGAGTGTAGCCATCCCTTTAAGCAGCGCAGGATTTATGCCGAGTCCAGTATAATGAGTTTCTAATGTGTCTCTTATTACTTTATCGGTAGTTTCCTTGTCAGTTTTTAACGCAGCTTCACGTTTAGTAATATCAGCTTCCCTTGCAGCATTTATGTCTGCTTGGTCTTGTGCAGCCACTCTAGCTTTGTATGCCGATAACTGTACTGGATCGTTCTTAAACTGCGCTTCCTGGAGTTCCTTAATACTGGTCTTGACAGTCTTATTCTCTGAGTCTAACTGTCCTAGTTTAGTGCTCAGAGTTTCGATAGTCTCCTTGGCAGATTTTAATTCCCTCCCTGTCTTGGTATCCTGCGATTGCACGGCATGGTCCAGTTCCTCCTGAGTATAAGACTTCGGAGTAGCGTCAGTCGGTGTCGGAGTTTTAACGTCTCCCACTTTCTGAGTTTCGTCCACTTTCGTTATTGCCATTGTCCCTCCTTAAACTTCGTTCCTTAAAAATATTCGTCTATTATTTCCTTGGCTCTTTCTGCATCGGCCCAAGGGCCGGTACTATATTGAGGTATTCCCCTGTCACCTACTAACTTGGAAACCTTTTTTGTTAGTAGCATCCACTTATCTAAGTCCGGATACAATGCTCTGTAATCAAGCCTAGCACTACCTTTCTTTTCCGTCAAGTACCCTTTGTATAGCTTGTCAACTTCTCTCGTAGGTACATCAGTAAAGTCCATAGGCTGATTGCCTTGTAAAGTTACATACACCTCATCGTGATACTCCGGATGGGCTATCATGTACCATTCTTCCTCATAGTAACTAACGTAGTTGTAATACTTTTGATTGTTAATAAACCATTCGTCCTTAGCCTTCGGCGGGATCACCATGTAATTAGCATAGGTAGCTACGTCTTTCTCAGGTATCATCTTCTCATAAGCATCTGCCTTATATTTAATTACTGCAAAGTCATGGTCTGCATACAAGTAATCTTCTCTGTCTCCTCTATCTGTTAGAGCAAAATACTCATCGAATTTAACCTGGTTATCTCTATATAAATTGTCAAACTCAATCGGCGGTATGTTGTCAAAGCTAACAGGCTTATTACCTAGTACGTCCGGATTTAACCAGACCTTCTCGTAATACTCCGGATTATCACGTAGAAATCTCTCTTGAGTTTTACCCTTGATTGGCATTTTCCTATACTCAATATACTTATCGTGATACTTAACCTCAACATCGTTCTTATAAGCGTCTCTTACAAGTCTAGCAGTCCAGTATTCTTCGTTGGTATCAAGGTATGCTTGCTCATCCTCACTATTTAATAGAGCTGCATACTCATTATCCTGGTCCTCGTAGTCTACGTTTATCCTTAATACTTCGACTATCTCATCCAGTGGTTTCCAGTCGTATGCTTCATTTGCCCAATTCTCTGCCCAATCAGGATTGTCTATCCTGAATAGCTTAGCTTGAGCGCTGTTACCATTGTAGTCTAGCCGGAGCGCCTTGTACTCAAAATCTTTCTCTGCATATATTCTCGGTGCAAGCTGCATTTTCATCATGCCTGCTTCTGTGTAATTCTTATCCTTTGCCATACCCATGCAAATATCGTATGCTTCCATAGTTTGAAGATCACCACCGTATCCCCAAAACTTGAGCATAGCATCTTCTTTAGGATGTTTGGCTCTGTACTCAGCCCTGAAATCCTTGCCTATTTCTGGATGCCCTTCAATGAAACTCTCCTGGGCTTCTTCACTGTCTAAGTTTTGATATATCTCTAATAGATGTAAATACTGATTAGGGACATCGCCTTTGGCTATGTCCTCCTCATCCATCTTGTATAAAGGTTGGTATGGAGTTTTCCAGTAGTCCCTGCTTAATTTTTCAATATCTGATTTGTATGCCAAGTAATCATCCGGATAACCTTGAGCTTCCTTATTATTCATGTGGTATTCAAGTACGGCCTCGTACTCTACCATGCCCCACTTATCTATCCACTCCCCTATCCGGCGTGTCCTCTCCTCATAATTATAAGTTAATGCCATTTCGTCAGATAGAGTCTCATCGTAAATAATATCTTCGTATTCCTGGAGGGCAAAGTCTTTCTGCCAGTCATATCCAGAACCCCTCTCATCCAATCTCTCGAAGTAATTAAATACCTCTGAGTACGCGTCGCTTTTTTGTATCATGTTATAGCTATCACCATAGCTTTTCATAATCTTTGCTACGTTTTCCCTGTACTCGAATGGAGTAAGCTCACCATTCCTTCGCTTGTCGTCCTGGATTTGTATTTGCTTGTTGCGCTTAAATCGAACCTCCTCCAATGCACCTAGATATGCCTTCCATGTATCGGAGTCCTGGATGCTGCTGGCTTCCATGGCATATTCGTATAACAATCCAACCTTCTCGTTTTGCATCCTGAGTGCTTGCTTGGCCTGTTTGGGAAGTTGTCTGTATAGTAACTCCCCATGTTCTTGAGCTTGCAGCACTAATTTAAGTTCTTCTTTAGTATAGTAATTAGATAACCACGATGCAGGGAGTTTGCCAATAGCTTCCGTGGTCGCGTCTTGAAACATTGTCCACTCTCCCTCAGTGAAGGCCCTCATGCCTATAAACTCTGCGAACGGAGTAACGTACGCTGCCATGCCTTGCGGCTTATCGTATTCTGTAGACAAATTTGGTAGATATTCTTCCATGTACTTGCCTGCATAAGGCATTACGCCTTGCTCGATCCAAATAGGAGTGAACCTGGAAGCCATGTAATAAGCATACTCTAATGGCGTCTCAATCGGCGTACCCATGTAAGTCCTGCCAGTCTGTAGTTCTCCCTGGAGAGCTGATTTGGCTAACGGATACAATGCTTCTCTGAATGTACTAACAAACGGAGAGCTTCGAGAATACCACCATGCCAGTAAAGGATTATCTCTATTGAGTCCACCATTCTTGAACGGCTTAACAAGGTCAACCGGCTCTCTCTCTCCCACATAATCCACACAATCTACAACATGGCCGAATAATCTTAACAGTCCATAGAAAAATCCACCTACTCCAAAGTGTCCATTCCCAATCTCGACTGACATTATCTTTGCAGAAGGACTCCAACGCAATTCTCCAGTGATTGAGTCTCTGCGTACACCAAAGTTCTGTTCTACTCGTCTCTGAATAGCAGATTCGTCCTCGTCGTTTAGCAATCCCTGTATCATTGAAATAGCAGTAGTCATTATCGCCAAACTACTAATCATTCCACCAAGGCTTTCTCTTGCCATTTGTCCGGTCATATCGCCCTTGAAGATATTAGCTATTACTGTCGAACATGCTCTTGTGTATCTGGGAGCAAACCATATAAATGCCTGCTCAAACTGTCTCATTTTCTGTGGGACACTCATGGCAGATGTATCTATAACACCTGTCATTCTGTCCAGAAAACGTGCAAGTTCTCTTTCTTGCCCTTTCTCTTTAGCTAATGGAGAGAGTGCTTTCCATAACTCAGTTCTGCAAACTTCGGCTCCGATAAAAAACGCTGTCTCAGCTCGCTGGAACGGCTGTAATGGCATACCAGATAAGACTGTATTGGCAAAGCCTCCAAGCCCACCTTGACTGCCTAAAGTCTGGAAGTAATCGACTGCTTGTGTGCTGCCACCGTTGCTTATTCTCTCGAGTAAAGCAGGCTCATTAGCTGCCATGTATTTACCAGCAATCCCCATGTTAATGAAACTACCTGCGGTAATTCCAAATGCTCTAAACCATTGGCCCATTAGAGGAACACCTATCTTTGGATTATGTAATGACGTTGAGAACGCCAATCCAAACGCCGGCGTACCTTGTAATAACATTACAGATAAATCGAAGGCTGCCTTAGTTATCCTTAAAATACCGGATACATCTGCAAAGAACTGTAATCCTGCAGAACCTTTCTCATGCCCGAAGAACTGATTGATAGAGTCAATGAAATCTTGATTATATAGCTTGCCTCCGAACATAGGCTGCATGATATATCCCTTGTTACCCTCCATCCCATCCGGAAGCGTAACGTACTTCTCTCCACCTTGACGGATGTGGTCTAACTTGTTCTGACGCTTCACCCTGGCCTTTTCATAGGCTACCTTTCTACTGTCCTTGAAATTATAAACATAATCTTTAAGGTCGTTAAGATCTTTCTTTATTTTGTCCTGTTTCTTAGCAGCGATTAACTCCAAGTCCTCCATATTTACCATGCTTTCGTCAACATAGTACCCAGGATTAGCTACCCCAATATCCGGCACTATGCCTAAGTTCGGCGGAGTTCCAGGATGCCCATGTTCTGCCCAATGGCCTTGTAAATTATTATAATCGTCCATTGAAATCTGTACTACCCTGCCCTTGCCCTTGGGATGTACCTCTGTATAGAAGCCGAATATATCTTTCTGTAATCCAGCCTCCATTTCTCCAGGTATTTGTGCAGGAGCTTCTTGAGTAGGTATCTCTGGCTTTACTTCTACTTCCTCTGTGACTTGTTCTGCTGCTGGAGTAGCCGGAGCCGGAGTAAATATGTCTTGAATGTCTGGAGTTACCTGCGCTGCAGGTGTCCCAACATCAGTAGTATCTGCAGAAACTCCTGCTTCTCCTTGCCCGATAATTCTTTGGACTGCGGTTCTGATTGTTTTGTAGAGTCGTTCTTTAATATCACTTTCTTTTCCTCCTTGTGCTAGCTCTGACGCTGCTGCGTTCAAAGCATCTGCTATCTCCCCAGCATATATTACTCGTTTAGTAAATACTTCCTCTACTATTGCTGCATCTGAAGCTATGTCTTTACTTACTCCGGTATCTATCTCTCCCACTCCTAATTCAGATATACGTGCTGCCCTTCTCTCCTGAGAGATATACCCAAATAACTTTCTGTCTCTACTCAACCTACTCTTTATATAAGTTGATAACTGAGCCTTCTCTATAGCTAGACTCTTAGTTATCATTTCCTCACCAAACAATGTTTGCTGTGTAGATGTGGTAGTCTCTGACTGTCTTACGAATATGATAAGCTCTGCGACTTCTGCCTCACTCATCCTCTTTTGTTTCTCAAGTAACTTAACTAATGCTACCTGTTGTGCATGGTCCGGAAGATCTCTACCTATTGTGACTCCCCTGGCTACTGGTACGTCTCCACGGATTACTGCAGCAAACAAGTTATTATCTAAATTAGCTAATGCCATACCGTCTGCTACCATCTTCTCTCTTGCAGATAATCCTGAGTTTTCAAGATATGCTGCATCTACCCCGAGCTCACGGAATAACTTAGCAGCGTCTATAGCGGTCCCTCTGCCCTGGGCTATGTTAGCTTCTGCGCCTACGGCCCTTGCTACCTTGGCATTAGAAGCTGGTATGTACCTTGCATCTATAGTTTTCTGTCCTGTTTCCTGGGCCAATCCTAATCTATGATGGCCGTTTATAACATAAGTGTTACCATCTATAGGATCCTTCCAAACCAATATCACATCTGCCTTAGTTATGTCCCACTTCAAGCCTCTTAACAGATTAGTAGTTCCACCTTTCCCTGTCCCTGTCTTAAACTGGAACCTTTCGGCATCAACCGTTATTTCGGAAACATTCAAACTGACTACCTTGGACACCGGTATCTCTTGTGATTGGATGTTAGCCTTGTATTCCTCTATTTCGTTTAGAGTTTTCTCTGTTAATTCAGCCTGTACCTCTGATACCCACAAACGATATACATTAAGGTCTGCTATAATCTGCTTCATCTTCTCCAGGCTAAATCTGTATCGAGCTACAGTCTCTTTATTCAAATTGATTTGCTCTGTAGTATCACCTAGAGCATTTGATAGATTATTGACTTCTGTATTCAACCCATCCATCATCTGCTCATAAGCGTGTATCTGAGCGCTAAAGCCATCTGCCATTATTCGCTGTGATACTGGAGTAGCAGTAGCTATGGCTTCTTTTGTATTGAGCATATCCAACTTTTCGCCTGCTATTGTGAGCTGCACATTTAATTCTTTGACTTGAGCATTAAGTCTTTTGGCTTCTGCCATAGACTCCTCTGCTCCCCTGGTTATAATAAGTACCTGGTCCGCTCCCTTGATTTTCTGGAAGCTCTCTCGAACACCTTTAATGGTATTAACTAATCTTGTTATTTCTTTGCGCAAAGGCTCTGTGTTATCAAGCCTCTGGTCTGTCAATCTTGAAAGCTGGCCCATGATATAAGGATAGTGTCTAGTTAATCCTTTCACCATGCTTTTAGGTAATGCCCCTCCACGCGCTGCGATTTGTACAGCAGCAACTAACTGTCCGGACCTATTCTTTTCTTTACGAGTCTGTTTGAAATTAGTCTCAAGCTCCGGATACTGTTCGATTAGAAGTTCTAACGGAGTATTACCGTAATTCTCTATGCCTTGAGCGAACCGTTTATCTGCTATGTGCTTATAAATATCCTGTATAGAAGTCCTTATGCTATCTTCTATATTAGGTGAATACTTCCTACCGAAAGCAATACCCTCTGCCATAGTTCGGAAGTTCCTCTGCTTAAGGGATGATGGTTTACTACCGAGCATCTGATTACCCTGCCCCTGGGATCCCCTCGTCTCTAATTCTCCCATTTCCGTTATAAGCCCTGTTGATACTCTATGTATGTACCAGCCGAATGTTAATCGTTTAGGCGCAGCTCCCTCTTTGTATTGTAAGTCCAATAGTCTCTCGAAGATATGGTGTACCTTCTCGATATACTTTAATTGCTTCTCTGATAAATGATACTGTTCCGGATGAGTGAATACATGCTCAACTGTGCCTGCTACTGCCTTATTATCTGAATACACTTCTGCCAAGCTATCCTGCATCCTCTGAGAAAACCCTGACTTGTTAAATCCAAAAGCCTTAACCGGATTGGTAAACATACTTCTAAGTATCCAAGTTTCTGCTGTAGCTAAATCCTTACCCATTTTCTGTATAGAATGCCATAAGATAGCGTGTCGTGCTACAACATCCTTAGTTAGTTCTGACTCTGCAGGCGTTAATTCCCTGGCTCCAAACAAAGTATCTATAATCTTCTTCATGCCTGGCGCTTTGGCTATTTCGGCCCCCCTGCGTTTGAAGAAATTGGTAGCAAACTCTGATTTTATAATCGCACCGTTACTAGGAATAACGAAGTCGTCCTTGCCCATCATATCTAATTGGCGCTTTGCTTCATCTATCTTGGTTTCAATCAAGGCTGCCTTAACTGCCTCATGGCCTTCCGGAGTCTTAGCTATCTCGTCAAGTGCTTTACGAATAGCGGCTGACTCTCCCCAACCTTCAATTTTATATCCCTCTACCATCTTTACAAATGCTCTGCCCTGGGCCTCCGGTAGATTATTGATAGCTCTTGCTTCTAATCTGCTATACGCTTCAAATACGCTACCCATGCCCATGCCCATCATTCCACCGGCGATAAGATTTTCCTGCATCTGATAATCAAACGCTACTTCTTCGCCGAGTGCCATTCTGGTAACATAATCCTGGGCTACTTCTTCTCCACCTTGCCATACAGATTCAAGCCCAATCTTAAATAAAGTCTGCAAGAAAGGATTACTTTTAACTCCAGGTAGATTTTTGGCTATACCTACCAATGTCTGTGCCGGATTAGAAATACCTAGTATAGCCATATTTTTATTAAATACTTCGTCTGCAACTCTTTCTTGTTCTTCGCGGCTCATTCCCATCATTTCAGCTTGTCGTGCAGCTCCGCCTGCTTCGGTCATAGATTCGATAGAAGTCTGAAATGCCAATGAGAATAAGGTAGTCGTGATTATAGTTCCCACGGTTCCAAGCCCTACTCCTGCTGCTACTGCAGGGCCTAATAAAGCTAGTGGTATCATAGCCATGCTAAATGCTACAGGTTGCGCAAACTCTGTTGAGTAGTATCTTGGATTGGTAAATCTTTTCCAGCCTCTTTCTTCTATCATAGGATCTGGAGCTGATTGGAATATACCCATATTTGCCATTTCGTTTAGCCCTGCAGCAATATCCCCATACCCTTTTACATCAGCATAGTTAGCCAAGTCCCTAGAGAAGTCTCCTATAGCTCCAGTAAAATATGTAGCGAAACTAATATCTGTCTTAGGTGCCTCACCGCTTGGAGTTTGATGCAATCCGTAGATGTTTATATTTCCCAGCAATCCTTCGAAAGCAGCTCCTAATACGCTACCTACATTCTTTGCAAAATCCCATACACTTCCAGGATCAAAACCCATTAAAGAGTATTCTTCAGGGGGAAGTCTGCTTGGATTAGTGATAGCCTTACTGAGACTTGGCTCATTAGTTAAAGCCTCAGTCTGTTCTATGTAATCGTAGTATTGCTTCTGCTCGTATCCTCCGGGCCATTGTGCCGAAGGATCAACCCTTAAAGGATCTCTGACAAACAATTCGTCTACCTGCTCATCGTCAATGTTAAATAACTCTTTCAGTAAATCTTCGAGTTCTGTAGTACGATCATAAGTTGATATAGTCTCAAGAAACATATCTTGTTCCGTCTCTACCCTCATTCTTTCAGTAACCGGCATTTCATCTGAGAACGAAAGTCGATTAACAAGTTTTTCTCTTTGATAAGGCACGTTCCAAGGTTCTAATGCGTTGTACTGTTCTGCTGTGTATCTTTTACCTGTTGGATCAACAAAAGTTCCGTAGTCCGTAGCTTCCCATCCATCTGGCATTACCATACTATAATGCGGCATACCATTCGGATCGTCTACTGGTAGGACCTTGAGCTGCCAATCTTTAGGCAAATTAAAACCAAACTGATTAGCTTGATACTGATTAAATAATTGTGTCTGCCGTCGCGGTGGAGTCTGCCCTGCTCCAAATGTTTTCATAGCTCCAGGCAATTTGCCTGACAATTCAGCCATCATATCTTCTAGGTCTTTTTGGTGTTGTTCCGGAGTCTGAGCAGTTCTAGGGTATTTGTCTATTATAGCCCCTATTCTATCTACCATTAGTTGACTCCATCATCTAACCCTTCTGGTAATCCTTGCTGTGGTAATCCTTGTTGTGGAGGAGGCGTACCTTCTGGAGTACCTTGCCTCCGAGCCATTAGTTTATCGAATAAGCTGGAAGCTGTATCATCGCCCTGTTGTGGTTCAAGCAAGTTCTCTACAAAATCATCTACCATTTTATGCGTTATCTTTTTCATTGTTCTGCCTCCACTGTAGATTTCCTGGCTCCGCCCTGGCCTCCGCCGAATAGCGGTAAGTATCCCTGCCCCTGCGCCCCAGGTTGTGACTGTTTGTTATCCTCGGACAAACTTTGTTCCGTGCCCTCTGGTGCTTGTGGTGCATGGCGCTGAGCAATTACTGTTGCTAACCTATCCATCATCATCCTTGCTTCGATGTATTTGCCTGGCTCAAGGTCTGCTGCTTCTACTGCAGCATGAATACCTCGAAACAATCCAATAGCAGGATCCAGTTTCTCAGCCATGTTTACTCTACGGTTGTCCATGATCTGAGTAGGATGTTTTACTTTCAATATATCAGTAAGCACGGTCTTTACATCTAGGAAGTTCATAGCGTGTTCTGCTATTGCGTAGTTTGCTATGTCCTGTTCCGGAGACTTCGACTCGAAGGTATATGATATTAAATACTCTCCTTCTAAATCCTTATAGTCAAACTTCTTCTTATGACCTTCTGCCCCGAGCTCAATTTCCCCCTCGTAGAAAATCAGCAATTTAATTGCCATCATCATTATCTGCTTATACATCTTGGCAATAGAGTGAAGTCTAGGAATGAATATCTGGTCTTTGTTTTCTGTCAACTTAGTCAAGGCTACTGCAGATAACGGAAAACTTAAATTACCGTAGTCTATTGCAGGTAATGTAGCTCGTTGCAGATAACTCTCAAGTGACGAATAAAATAATCTCGTAGCAGAATGAATATCTGCAATAGGCATAGCGCGTATTCCACCGGTGATTTCTACATTGGTGACTTTACCGGAACCATGCGGATACTCGTTTACAGGCGCAGCTTGTTCGCCTGCTAAAGATGCACGTTGTAACGCGGGACGAAACTGCATCACGTTCAATGATTGTAATATAGTAGCTGTTTTATTTAACTCAGGAAACAAAGCCCTTGAGTTTCTATATAAACTTTCTCCCCTATACTTCAAGTTATCATCATCCTTCAACATACTCCCTGCTGGGACCACGTTAAATGCAATAGGAGTAAACTCTAAATTATGGTCAAATGAATGGAACTCGTTATCACGAACCCATATTTTATTAACCATCATATCCCAATAGTCCGTGACTTCCATAGTTGCTGATTTCGCATCGAAGCCGTACTCGTCTTTAATATCTTCTTTGCTTCTATTACTGAACGATGCTGCGTAAAGCAGTCCGTCCCTCGAAAACTTGTGTACAAAATATCTCGTATCGTACGGCATTACATCCAAAACGAGTTTACCGTCCTTCTCTATGATAGCAACCCTTACAGCTTCTCTCCCCCTCAAACACGACTGTTCAATCAGAAACGGATACAGTGAAGCCTCTCCCATCTTTTCTAAACTACTATCAATATCAAGCTCAACTGCATCGCAGAAATCCTCTATTAAATCTTTCTGCTTTTCTTCTATCTTCCCTTCTACCTTAACTGTTCTGTAGGCTCCAAGAAGTGAAGATTGAACCTTATCAGCATACAAAGCAGGCGCATTTAAGGTCACGTTGTCAGCTTCCTTAACCACCTGTCCATCAATGTTCCTGAATAAATAAGGCTTTAACCTGTATAAATCCCTGTCCTGGTCCATTCTCTTGTGAAGTGAGCCGAATATGCCCTTTAACTTCTTGATTTTTGTAGCTTCTGCTGTCTTGAAGGATCCCTGATTGAAGGTAGCTGGATTCGCTATTGTCATTTTTTCGCCAGATACTACTACATTGTCCACTTTACCCTCCTAGAAATACCCTATCCCTCTCGGACTTCCAGTATTTCCCTCGTTTCGGTATCTTATCTACCACGCCAACTTTATCTGCTAACTCAGCAAGGGTATCTTCCATGATATTCGTGTTTGGAGGCGCGGCAGTACTGGCTGTTAAAAAATAGGCATTAAAAGTAGTTGTTCCTGCTGTATCTATAGTGCTCACTTTACCCTCCTTAGAATGATGTGACCATCAGAATGAAGTAACCATGCTGCTTGAACCTACAGGGGCTGCTGTTGCAAATCCAAACCGAGTTACTAATCCCATCTTTCCATACCTCGCAGCGTCTATCGCATGGTCAAAATACTTCACTACTTCCTCTAATACTATTCCGTTCTTGTCTTTCTTATGCTGGTAGTTCTGTGCCTCTTTTGCTAGATTAACACTATCTTCTGTAATATGCAACGGCTCCCTCCGCATTATGTCAAGCCCTAACTTTACATCCTTCTTCGCAGGGAAGATATTATACCCTGCTCGCCGTATCTCCTCTATCCGCGCAGGCTCCTGATTGTCTGCGTAAATATCCCCCCTCTCAAGGTGACTTAACCTCTCTATTAAATCTGAATTTGTTAGCTTCTGCTCATACAATTTCTCCTGGTAATATGTCTGATTATTGCTAATCATTACCTTTACCAACGCTGTCCATCCAGGACTAAACCCAAAGTCTAATCCATACGCCATCATATCCCACTCTTTCGGCACTAAACAATTCAAATCTATCCTCTTGAATACCAAATTCTCCAACACCCCCCATTCCCCTAATGCGTATATCCTGTAGTAATTCTCGTCCTGCTCCATCAAATTCAATAATGTCTCTATATAGTCAGCAGAACAAAACGGATTGTCCTTGTATGTCGAATGGATTACCGTTACATCCTTCCTCAACATTAACCGAGTCGGTATCCATCCTGTCGCATTGGTAGGGTTCAAACTTAAATATATCTGGTTGTACTCCCTCACTGTCGGCGCCCTCAGTCTTAAATCAATTGTTAGAAAATCATCCCACGTAAACTCGTTCGCTTCCTCTAACCATATGTAGTGAAAGTTTGTTGACTTTAACCTCTCTATGTTCGCCTCTCTACCCCCCGTCGAAAAGAACTGGATGATATTACTCTTATACTCTATAGTATGAGAAGTCTTGTTCTCCTTAACTCTGCTATATAAGCCATAAAGTTTTAGAACATCTATTATCAACTTATACGCAGTCATGCGTAGTGAAGGCATGGTTGTGCGTCCTATACCTATGGTCTTATGGTCCTCAGTAATGAACTTATGGACCAGCAGTTGAGCGATTGAATAAGATTTAGATGAGCCTGCACCACCTACATTGACTACTATCCTACTGGTACACTCTGCTGTACGAGTGAATAGAGTGGTGATAGATATATCATCGGTCATTGTGGACACCTATCATTGAAGGATACCATTCTACTCATTGGTTGGTGATTACACATACTCTTATATGTTATAGCTTTGATTGTTAATGAGATTGATAGTTCCCTGGCATTTCTTCGACCGTGATAACTGAGTGCCGCTGGTGTTGTGTTGCCGTATATTTCCGTATTCTTATAAACAAGGCTCGATATTCTCGGGTTTCGTCTCAACAATACGGAAACGATTGCCGTATTCATGGGGTTTCGTCCTCGACTGCCTCGGCCTGGTCCTCGGTCGCTCGGCCGTCATTGAGTGCCTGGCGCTTTCTTATGGTCTCCTCCAGCTGCGGTACGTTCTCTTTCGTAGCTAATACATAATTTATATTCACTGCCGCCGTTAGTGTCGGGCTCGTCTGGTATACCTGCTCCATGCGGTTCAATTCTCCTATTGCCTGAATCGTTTCCTTTCCTTTCCTTCGTGCAAGCTCGGATAATAATTGCTTGCGCTCAAGAATATTTATAACGGTTTCGTTCGTAATCTTCTTCAAATAATCTGACATATAGACTTTAACGTATGGTAAACGTAGATTTTGAAAGGCAATAGAACGTGCTGAATGGGGTGAGTAACCTGCTTCGATAGCTGATTGGGTAGCGTTGCCTGTTTTAATGTAGGCATTGATGAATAGTATTTGTCTTGGGTTTATCTTCTGTGTTCTGGTTCTTGGTGGTGTGGTGGGTTCCTTCCTTGGGGTTTGGTCTATTGTTTCCTTTGGTGTTGTGGCGGCTTGTTTTTCTGTCATTATTCGCTGCTCCTGGCGTTTAATAGAATAGCTGAGGGGTTAGCCTTGGTGTGGCGTTTCCTCTCAGCTATCTACGATAATCTATATTCGGTTAGTTGTCAAGCGGTGTCGGCTGCGCTCTGCTCTGCTATCTCGTCCGGTGTTGCCGGGCGTATGTCTTTTGTTAATGTGGTGTGGTCCTGCTCGGTGTCGTTAAAGTTTTTTAATGTGAGGCTTACATGCTCCGGGCCATATAAGCCATAGACTATACGGACCTGGTTGTTATACATTACCTTGTCGCCGGGGTTGTAGGGGTTGGCGGCTTGGTGTTCTTCCTCTGTTGCTTCTACCTGGTCCTCCTGTGGTTGCTCTACTTCGTTCAGTCTCTCTATTATTTCTGTTGTGCTCTTTAGTGTGTCGTCCTCGATGGCCGCTCTCATTTCGTTGTAGGCGTCCTCTCTACCTACGTTGTATGCCCTGGCTAACTTGATGGCCTGCTCTGCGTCGGCTACTGTTACTCTCCTGCTCTGCTCCTGGTCCGTTATGTCCTGGATAAAGTCTATCCGGGAGCGGCTGCCTATCTGGTAGGCTGACTCTATCTTGTAGCCTTCGGGCGTTTCTATCTCTGCATATTCCCTGCCGTCGTTCGTCTCTCCCACTTGGATATTTATTAAACTATACATTATTTATCCTCCCTGCTTCTCTTGCTGCTGCGTCTAACGAGTCAAGCTCTGCTGTTGGTGTTCGCTCCTCTGCTGCTTCGATCTGGTCAATAAAGTCCATGTATCCTAATACGATAAGCGGATCTATTGTACTTACTCCCTGGCTCCTTAGATATTCAAACTCTTTTCTTAGTTTCTCGTATTTATTCATTAATCTTCTCCGTTCAATCCAATTTCTAAACAATCCTCTAATGCCTGGCGCATTTTCGCTAGTACCTGCGCTGCCTCGGTGTACTCTGCCGGTTCGCCTCTGTTCTCTTTGTTTAATATCTCTAATGCTTCTTTATAATTCATGCTTCCTCCTTACTGTTCTCTGTGTTCTTCGTTTCGTTGTGCTTCGTCTCGCTCTACCTGGTGTCTACAGAATACAACACTCCTACAAAATAACTTCTCGACCGGCTCGCCGATCTCATTATCAAGAGTCTTTACTAGCGGCAGTCTCAATCCGTGCTCGCCTTTCTTTACGTGGTAGCCTTGCGCCTTCCATCGCTTGTATGTGTAGAGATCGGTGTATGGTGAACATCCACAATCAAAATGATGTAAACATAAATTGATATTTGCTTCGCTTATCCTGCTAAACTGTTTAGCCTCGGCCTCGCTCATCTGTGGCCGCTTGCTCTTTCGGTGGTTCTTATGCGTTGATAACATTTAACTTTCCTCCTCAGCTGACGTATTTTTGTAGTCTGTTTTTAAGTTCGCCGTTCACGAATGGCATAACCTCGTCCCAATCACAGCGCCATAACATCTCACAAAATCGGCATTTAACGGCAGGATATATCTTCCCTTCATACTCACGGAGGAAAGCCAGTTCATAAAACCAGCTCTTCCCATTCCAAGCTATATGGCTCTCGGGCCCTGGCTCCGGTAATCTCTGCCCATGATAACAGGGTACATTCATTAGCAAGCCTGATGGGTGCGTTAGTTGCATGTTCCCTGGCTTATCATCATGCGCTAGCTCTAACGTAAACTGCTCCGTATATTCCCTTCCGTTCTCCTCTACCTTTCTATACAATCTCTCGCCTCTGAATGGGTTATCATAATCGCCAGGTTTTACTCCGTCCTCATCGGGGTAAGGCAAGCGCCAGAAGTAACCGAAGCCACTACCTGCCTTCGGGGTAACTTTCCACCTGTCCCCATATCTCATGTATAAATTAGTCTCGCAAGTTCCTATCTTTATTTCTGCTTTGTCCGTGTTCCGTATTCCATATTCTCCCATCGTGTTCTATTCCTCCTGTTCTTATTCCTCTACTAGATTGCGTATCTTTTATCCAGCCTGCTTATTAGCTCCGTACCTCGCATTGAATAACTGAAGCTGTTGCCGCTGGGTTCCTGTGAAATATCATTCCAATTATCTGTAATGGTATATATTCTCCTCCCTTCTGCGTCTTTCCCTTGCCACATCGATTGTTTCCGCCTCGGATATAATTTGATTCTCTGCCAATTCATTCTGTTTTCTCCTTCGTTCCTTATTCCTCTTTCGAGGTTGTCTCTAATATATACCTTATTTATAGCTGTGTCAAGCCCCTTACACTCGTAAGCGAAAAGAAAATAAAAGAAATTATATATTTTTTTACTACACTCTATGCTTACTA